CCTATATTGTAAGTTGTGGAATTTGCGTATAGCCTCAGAACGTAATCGGTAGAATTAAACCAGAGCAGACCCTCCCGCAGATCGGCTCCGGTGGGGTCGGAGGTCTCAACTGGCGGATTATCACTGACCAAAACATACTGACTCGATGCTGCGGGCGGCGTATCCCCCGAGTCGATAATGCTCCCTTTAAGTATCCACGGGATTTGTATAATTAAATCTTGGTCGGAGTTGTTCAGGAATTGCCATTCAGCATTGCCATCAACGGCCTCAGATGTCCCTATCCCTTGACTAAATGCGGTAGTGAAGGCATCAGCCTCACAATAGAGTTGCCCCGCATTACTCGCCACTATTGTCCATTCGTCATCAAGGGTATGCCCGGTCGTTGCCGTAAATAATATATGGACTCCTTCGGATAATGTGTTATCCGATGTGATGTTTGCCCCAGTTGTCCATGCGGCTGTACCTTTTCGCCACCGGATCGAGTCCGGCGTCCCTGTTGCATCTATTTGAACTGTATATGTTCCTGCCGTTGTGCCGGTATGCGTACCGCTTGATATAGCATCATCAAGCCCAGACCCGGAAAATGTGGGGTCTCCGATAACATTATCGTAATTACTCGTCGTGAAGCTGCTTGTTGTGCTTAGCGCAAGCACCCAGGGCGTTGTCGATCTATTGAAATCGTCATCAAGTCCAAACTTATACGATCCGAATGCGTCTAATTCTGCCAGCGTCCACGGTGTGCCATCTTCATTTAATGGCCGCAAATAAACTGTCGCCACCTCTGAATAATGGATAACCGGATAACTGGACGGACTGACTTTTATATTGTCTTCATCAACAATAAATGCGCGGCCACGCCCGATCCGCACATATAATTCAATTTTTCTTGTCGCCATATTTAACCTCTGCTACTCTTACCGCGCTTGGTGGTTATGCTGTTGGCGGATCCTCTGTGGAATCCGAGATTATTGGTATTGTGTATTTATGCCATTCCTGAGTGTCCGGACACCCGTCCCCGTCGATATAAGTCACTTCTAAAAAATAAACTTCTTTTTCTAAATATACTTTTCCGGGCGGCAGGATGGCAGATATTGTGACGCCGTTATCGGTCTGATTAACGCTTATAGTCTTTCCATCACCCCGGATTGTTAGGGATTTCAGATATGACATAATCTTATCCAACACAATCCACAGGCTTTCAGAAATTGTGTGTCTTGGGGGTAATGGGGGCAATAATGCCATTATATAATTCCTTAATTAAGAGGGGTATATGTCAGTGTCCCAATCGTCGGCATATTGATACCTTATTATCACCTCTAACAGATCGCCATTTTTACGCACCTCAGCAGACATAACGAGCCAATCCCCTCCACCCACCCCGAAGCGAACAGCCGGTCTCCTGCGTTCACCAACCAAAGTTGCGGCAAAATTGGGTTCAAGCGCATCCAGGGCATAGAATGTGCGTTGCTCCACGACAGGCGATGGAAGGATAAAGGAATCCTTTGAGGGCTTTGACGCGGCTGTGACTGTGTAATCCGAGTATGTTTCCTTGACATAAGTGTTGGGCTTGAAATATTCTGTTTTGTGGTCGGCGCGAACAAGCGTGTCATGATCCCATCCAACAACATAATCGGTGTGATCCTTAATCGGCTTCTCTAAGGCCCCAATACTCAACGACCATATTGTGAGCCCGGGGCGCATACGATCAGGGTCATAAGGGCCAATATTGAGCGTCATCGTGCAGGTTATTCCGTTTTCATCCTTCACAATATCCGTATCGAGATACCGCATATCCCCTAAATGAGAACCTTCATCCTCGTACTTGCTGTTATATTCCGGGACATAACCCCATACATCAACCCATTTACATTGCCCGGTTATGATGATTGTACTTGTGTTGACGCCAATATGAACCACCGTTGCAGGTGATTCAATCCAACCCATGTCTCTCAATAATACTGATGCCATTTTATGTATTCCATACCGGGATTCCCGTGGCCGGCCCTAATATTCGTTTTGGTAATCGGCTATGCAATATGCCTGCAATTTTTTCAAGAGAGGTTAATTGCTTTTGCTGGATACCGGCAGCAACTCCGCCAAACCCGCCCAATGTGCCGCCGATCCTACGGAGTTGGTCGGCCTGTAAGCCGCCCATGCCCCCGCTACGGCCCAATGCGCCAGCTATGCCGCCAGCTACCTCGTCGCCCTCTCCGTACCCTCTCCAGGGCACTCTGCCGCCTGTGCCGGGTCGCCCGGGCTTGCCGCCGTCCGTAGAAACTAATCCATCAATGATCGCTGCCATTTCATTCGCGGATTCCTTGAGGTTCACGAATGCTTCATCAAGGCCAATACCGAAATCCAATTGTGCTAATTCGTCGCGCCCCTCACGCAATCGAAATTCCTTCAAGAGTTCTTTAGTTCTGGTTTCAATGTCTGCTTGTTCGTCTGCGGTAAATGGTTTTTCGGGGCCACGTGATCCAAGTTGTCCTGTCCCCATCTGTATCATATCGAATCGCGGTCTTTTTGATCGAACCTCCTCTTCGGCCCTTGACCTTGCGCGTTGTGCCGCTTTATCGCCAAACGCGTACCGCCAGAGACCTTTTCCAATTAGCTTCCCAATAGCTGACGCGGCCATCAACAAGACCTCAACAGCCGCCACTGCCGCAGTCTTAAACACAGCAATCACCATGTTCCCAAAATTAATCATAAAGTTTTCTGCGGCGCGACGCCCTGCTGTATTACCCCCGCCGAATGCTATCGCAAGCATTCCAGCGACAGCTTTCCCCATCCGGATAGCATCATCAGCTATATCTGATATTTTCTTTCTAAAACTCTCCAATTGCCCCGATGTTATCAACCTGTCTATTCCGTCGGCAATGAATGTAATTGCTTTTCTGATCTTTTCAAATATGCCGGTGGAAACCGCGAACTTCCCGACCATATCGAGTAAATATTTGAATGCCTGCCGAACCCTACCGAGTTGCACAAAGGTTTTGTCTTGAACTTTCTGAAGTGCCCTCTCTGTCGCTCCTGTCGATTTCAACATTTTAATATATGTCTCATAAAACAGGTTCGTTTTAGCAATCGATACCATCACACCGAGTAACGCTCTTTTGTTGTTAAACATCACTCCCAACTCATCCGAAGTCGCCTTTGAAAATCTTTTTGATATTTCGATCAATCCTAATTTCCGCAGACCAAGTGCGGATATCTCCACCCCGAACTTTCGCCCCATCGCAATAGCTTGTGGCGTTGCATTTAGGAACGCATTCAACATTGCTCTAATAGATGTCGTGGCCTGCCTGATCGGTAGTATTCTCGTCGCCATCGCAAGTGCTGCGCCAAGTTCATTGAAATTGACGCCCAACTCCCCGGCAAGTCCAGCGACCATACCTATCTTGGGCGCAAGTTGATCGAATGTAATGACACCCAATTCCATAATTTTGAAAAGTTTATCCGAAACCGCCGTTGCTTTATTGGTCGTTAGGTTATAAGCAGACAAAACCCTAATCATCGCTTCCCCTGCGATCTTAACGTCCGTGAATCCAGCCGTGGCAAGTTTCGTTGCGGCCGTCAATACCTCTGTTGCGCCAGCGGCCTTAATCTGCGCCGACAATATGTCAAACAAGCCGCCGGAAATTGTGTCCGTTGCCTGCCCGAATTCAAGCGATAATTTTCGCACATCTTTCGTGAACTCATCCATCATCGGCATCATCCGGGCATCCAGCATTGTGGAGACCTTCGCCAGCCCTTTCTCAAATTCCGCAAAACTCCGAGAGGTCTTAATGACCGCAAAAGATAAAACACCAAAAGAAATCGCTCCCCCAAGCGTCCCGATCTTTGTAAGTTTTTTCGCGAAACCCGTGACGGTGCGAGTGGCCTTCTTCAATCCGCGCTCAAACTTTTTTGCATTGAGTCCCAGAATAACTTTTACTTCGCCCTTAGCCATCCTTCAAAGCCTTCCGATATTTATTGCATTGCATCATTAGTTTCTGCATCAACCGTTCACTGTCTAATACCTTGCCGCCTCTAACCATAGGTTTATTGTGCCGTTTAGCAATTTGCCGCATATACTCCACGAGCCGTTTGTAAGGCACTCTCGTCATTATGTAATGTTCTGTCCACCCGTACTCTTTTGCGAAAAGATCGACGATATTCGCCCACCAGTACGGGTTCGCTAATTTTTTGAATCGCCCTCTTCATCTTCGCCTTCAAAATCGCCCTGCGTGCAAAGTTTCCCAATTAGCGCCCCTAATTCTTCGAGGTTGAATTTGCTCGAAAAATCAAGCGCATTTGATTGCAGCGAACCGTCTTTTGCTTCGATGAATATCCGACTCAGTTCATTAGGGGAAGTACCCAGAACATACCCGCCGACCATCCCGTTAACCACAGCATTATCTGTTTGTGCGAATGCGGCCAATGCCCACTTGTGCTTCGCTGATGGGGCATAGAACCGCACCCCATCAAGTTCTTCATAATCAGGGAATTCATCAACCGCCGACGCCTCCGCCTCACGTTCTTCTACCAACTTTCCAGATGCCGCCTTAAACTGCTCGGTGTTTTCGATTTTCCCATCCGCTGCCTTAAACTCTTCTTTTGTAATTTTTTCCGGTTCCATACTAAATCCTTTGGTTTAATATTTTCTGAATCGTTTATTAAGACGTTGCATGGTTTTTCGTAATACATAATTTGTGAGGGTTTTTTTATGTTCGTTCACTGCCTTCTGGATCAGTTCAACTTGCCCCTCGATATCGTCAATATAGGACACCCTGTTTATCAATTCGATAGAGGCATCTGCCGTCTTTGTTTTGTCAACAAAATCACCTTCACTGCCCTTGAAGATTTTTACTGCAAGCCCTGTTCCGCGCGGAACATTTTTGAGGCCTAATGCCGTCCACGCCAACACCCAACCTGCCCGCAATCGTCCAGAGGTCTTGGGTTTAAACATCTTGGACTTATGGGATTTTTTAGTTATCGCCGGAACCCATTTCTTTTGATCTTCATCCCAGACAAACCGCCGTACTGATTTTGTAAGTATTGATGTCGCCCGCACTATTTTCGGCAACAACCGTTTGCCCTGATAATACAGATCGTCTTTTGCGCTCTTTTTATTCAGGCGCAAGACATCTTGCATCGCCCGGTTGAATTCCCTCATATCGATTTTGACGCTCAGACCATCAGCCATTTGATGAATCCGCTTCTTTTATGGTGCAATATCCGAACATGTCCATCCGGCAACTTCGTATGTCTTGAATCCGGCGCGGTTCTTTGTCGTTGCTACCGTATCGACCCAATACCCGACGCTGTCGATAGTAATTGAGCTTCCCACCGTCAACCCGTGCGCAGTCAACGCCACGAGACTCGCGGTCATTGTCGTTCTCAATCCATGATAAATAGCATCTACGATATCGCCATCGCCATCTATGACATCCTCGCGGCCATTAGACTCATCAGTCGTAGTGATCGATTCCACATATCCAATGGTCTCGTCGGTGGTGCCCCATGTGATTGTGGTTGATCCAATTTGTGTATCAGCCATTGTTCGCTCCTATTATAAATTTATAAATTGTATAAATCATGTTACGCATCAGACTCGCCGATAATCACGATGTCATACGTCGCCGTTGCAGATGTATTAATTATGAATTTGTCCTTTGTATTACCAGATACCGGCCAACCGGTTGTCGGCGAATAAGCCATCAATACGCCGCCCGCCGGGAAGTGTATTTGTGAATCCGTTGCATAAAAAAATACGTCAGTATCAAACCACTCCTCACTGGTTGTGCCGCCGATAATAAGTGACCCGCCGGACACCCACCGAACCATTATAAGTTTGATGGTCGTGAATGTTATATCTGTTCCGAATGCATCGCCCGCGAAGTTGCCCGGTGCTGTAGCAAGTGAACTTAAATCAAATATAGTTTCACTTGCATTTGTTTCCACGATCCGTTCGTGATACATTAAATCCGCGCTACCATCGCCGGTTCCGTTTGTCAGTGTGTCGGTAAAATTCAACACCAGCGGATCGGTTATGACCACGCTTGCAATATCAGTACCGCGCGTATTGACATGTGTGCCGAGTACTTTCATTTGTATAGAACACGCCAAAGTTTTCGCATCATCAACCATTATTTTCTCCTATCTATTCCATATAATTATTATTTTAACCAGTTGGGCTCCAGATCAAATCTACGCCCATTTCTATCCGGCGGACATTGCCGTCTTGAATTTGCCGGGAACTACTCAATAATCCGGCGTGAATTGTCGCGTTATATATCCGGCTACTCATTTGTGCCTCATTATTTGTCGCCAATTCCTGCCGTACAACATGGGCGAGGGTATCAAGAACGCTACCGTCCTCATCATCGTGCATATATGTTTCACAATGGATTTCACACCGGGCCCGATAAACGCCCGTGTCCGGTATCTCTTCATCGATCAACACACAAAGACAAGTTATGCAAGGATAGAAGGCTTCTGTTGGCGATGCCCCGTAACTAACAGTCAATCGCGTAGTCGCTGGGTCAACACCGTCATTTATCCACGCCTTCAGAATATCTTCCGACCGCTGCTCTATCGAATGTCGCGATACCGCCATTATTTACCCTTCCCTATGCGTACTGACTACCTAAGTCCAGCCTGATATATACGTCCGCCGGATCGTTACCTAAATCTAATATCCTGAAAGTAGTTCCGCCAACAGAAACCGTTTCGCCGATTGCCGGGATTGCGTCCCAGTTAGTTAATGCAATAAGATCGAGATGGACGCTGTACTTATACGAAGGCATCAACCCGGATATCTTTAATTCAACAGAGTCATCCCGAGCGGATTTAAGCCCATCGTAAACCCGCCCGGAATATGTTACCTCAACCGGATTCATCCCAATCGCGGCCTGTAAATATTTCTGTATAACAGTCTTGTCGATTGCCATTTATTCGGTGCTTTCCCATTCGATCTCGATAAGGTGGATATCTACGGTATCAGTAAAGGCAGATAAAGTTTCATCAACCCAGACCGTAAAATATACAGTATCGTCCACTGCGATTGCTGCCGTTTCAAAATCGAGCTGAGTGACCATTGTGAGGTCGGCAGTCCCGGCCCATAATTCATCTTCAACAGCAGTAATCTCAGTCATAGCGCCATCGACGGCCTCACCGATAGCAACAGCGCGATACGATAAATCGAATGTCGCCGTATCGAGTGCAACTTCTGCACTCTCACATGACCAGATGATATTCATTCTACCGCTATCGGCTTTATACCCATCAGGCACACGCCACTTGATATGCACAATGTCATCACCAGTAGAACCACCATCAGAATCAAATTGTAGGCATTCCCAGACATTAGCAGTACCGCCTTCTGTGGTATTCTTTGTCGGTGGGTTGGTATCATCCAAGTTTATATCAGCAGGATAGAACCGCTCTTTCCTGGTCTGGCCGCCGGTAAATACTGAGGTTGCGGCAAAAGTAGCTATACCGGTCTGCGTCAAAGTTCCTGCAACTACGGTATTACCTGTCGCTCCAGCCACAGTGAATTTGTTTGTATTCATCGTAATGTCGGAAGTTGTGCCACCGATAAGGTCGTCGCCCGCGCCCAATGTTACGCCGCCGTTGGCCGTAACTCCTGCAGTGAAGGTTGTGACCCCTGTAACCGCTAACGTGCCCCCTACGACAGTGTTTCCGCTCGCGCCCGCTACTGTAAATTTGTCAGTGTGCATAGTAATATCAGAGGTAGCACCACCGATAAGGTCGTCTCCAGCCCCAAGGGTTACGCCACCATTAGCGGTTACCGCTCCGGTGAAAGTTGTAATCCCTGTGACGCCCAATGTGCCGCCAACCGTAGTATTACCAGTTGCGCCTGCGACATCAAAAGCATCCATGTTAATATCAGAAGTCGATGAGCCCACCAGATCGGCTCCAGCCCCAAGCGTTATGTGGGCTGCCGATGCTTGCGCACCCGTAACGGTCAATGTCCCCACAACAGCCGTATTGCCTGTCGCGCCGGCTACCGTAAACACTGAATCTATATCTATATCAGAAGTCGATGAACCAACAAGATCGGCTCCAGCGCCCAAATTAATATGGTCATTAAAAGTCGATTCATCAGTGACAGTCGTTGTACCTGTTACCGCGACATTTCCAACAAGAGTAGAAGCGCCAGCAACATACAATGTTGAGTCGGTTTTAATCGCGCCCGTAGCATCAGTGATAGTACAAGTATTGTCGGCAAATTCAGTCGTACCCGCAAAATCGGCAGCGCCCGCTACATCTAAAGTCGAACTAAGTGCAGCCGCACCAGATATTGTGCAACTATCATCAATATCGACATCATCAGTAGGATCAGAAATAGCCCCGCCGATACTGAGCGTCCCATCAATAAGTGTGTTACCGCTTCCATCATCAACGGTGAATTTATCTGTGTCCATCGTTAATCCGCCATCAAGGGCAGTGGAACCCGACACCGTCAATGATACCGCAGTAATCGCAGTATCGGTTGTCGTTGTCGTACCAGTTGTCAAAGTTCCAGACACCACTAAGTCCCCAAACGTCTCGGTTCCATCCATCATGCCACTGATCAAATCCATCAGGTTGGTGGCAGTAAATTGACCTGATTCATCCCGGATCGGGATATCTTCAGCAGACTGCTCATCGCCAGCCAGACCCCACGCTTCACGCGGAACGGTCGCATCGGTCGCCGTTCCATAAGCAGCCCCGCATACCGATAATGTTGCAAGGGCTATGCCTAACCATTTAAGTATTTTCATTTTCAAACCTTTCCAAATCCAAAGTTATTTTAGCCCTTCCTTAGAAGCACAGATACACCGAGGCATCATACGCCGACGCATTTCCCGTGCTTAATGTGAAGCCCACTGCCAGATACCTCAGAGCATCCGAGGGGATTCGATACCGGATATTTACAGCAATAGACGGATCGACGCCCGTTGCGCCCGTGAGGGTGTAGATGTTCTCGGCAAGAATCTCTGTTGGGGTTGCCGTCGCCGCGTTGAAAATAGAAACCTTTATCGTCGCACCATCCGCCAATGCGGTAACAGGGATCGCCGGAATTGTAATCTCCAGTTCCATCTCTTCCGGTTTGACCGTATCCAACCCCAGATCAAAATCGTCTGAGTACGTGATTGTGGCGCTGCCCGGTAGAGCGACAGCCGCATCAATCAGGTCGTAATCTTTTTGGTTTCTTGCGTATTCGTTAGCCATAATATTAATCCTCTATATTTCTATTTGTGGTTATTATTAAGTCAGGTTATAATTGAGGGTTTCGGTGCTTGTGATGCTGTCGGTAACAACAATCGGAATACCAAACGCTTCGGTCGGGAACGGTGCTGGTGTGCCTGTTCCATTCGTTGCAGTTCTCGAAGCCTGTAACTGTCCCAGACTCCTTCGGTTCATATACAGATACTCCCACATGCCGCCCACTGGAGCCTTTTCTATCAGGGAAGCAATAAGGACATCAGTCAATACTGCTGTTGCATCCAGATCAGCGATCCTACCAACTGCGGATTTATCCACGCACTGACATCCGATCCATGAATTCATCGAAGCCACATAAGCGTTATAATAATTGGTTCCGCCCGAATCCAAGACCATCTGCTCGCTCCAGTCGCCAAGGGTTATCCCGTCGCCGTTGCCACCAACAAAGCTGACAGCTTCCGGCCCAAGCCGGAGACCATAAACAGACGAACCAGTTCCGGCACCCGAACCTGTGGCATCGACAATATAGTCAGAAGTCACAAAATCAATTAGCCCCGGGAATCCATCTGCATCATTTCCAACCGTGGCACCCGATCCGTAATAGGCCTGCGAACCCATTGCGTACATCGCGCCCTTCATGAAGCCGGACGCCTCAAATGCTTTCGCTGAATCCGCTCCATCCTCATTGGCATCAGCAACGGCCACATCAACTTTCAGCATCTCTGAAAGGATAAAGCATTGAACTGTCCGGTTCTCATAGGTGCTTTTTACGCCCGCCGTTCCTTCGTTTGCTTTCCTGAATCCAACCGTCGGATTAGTAAGCCGGACAAGAGTTTTATATGACGTGCCTTTGATAGTCTTCATCGGCCAGAGTGCGGCTTCCGGCGCGGCATTCAGATTCTCCTCAATCAACCCGATAACCGCATCGTTGCCGTTCATTTTAGCAATATCAAGTAATGTTAAATTTGCCATTAGTAAACCTTTCCAAATCCATTATTATTATTATATTATTCGCCCTGCTGCTTAAATGCCTCAACAACTTTCTCCCGCCCATGGAGACCGTCAAGGGGATTCTTTTCAAGCGGCTCGAATTTTAGCCCTTCTGTTAGTACGTCTATTTGTGCTTTTAGTGATTCATTCTCCTTGTTCAATATGATGTTCTCTGCGGATACCTGAGCCAATCGAGTGACCTCGGTTATTGTTATGGTGGAAGTATCCCCGCCGCCGTCGCTGTCAGCCGTTACACTTTCATCGGGTTCGCTATCGCTATCGGCGGATTTCTCTTCGCCTTCACTCGCGCCCTCGGGGTTTTCGGTATTGTCCGGATCGGCGGGGAGTTCTTCATCTTTTTCCGGTTCGTCTGCTTGCACAGATAAGAAGCTATATTGCCGGAGTGCTTTTGCGTCGCGGGGTATAGAGCAGATCGAAGCCTCCAGTAACACGCTGTGTTTAATCGTTAAATCATTGCCGTCAAATTCAAAATCTGTTTCATCGCAACCGCTGAAATCCACACCGACCGACATGGCTCTCAATGTTCCCGCATCCACCTTGGCCTTTATTCTCTCGCTTAGTTCGTCAGCTTCATCAAAAAAGACATCCATATATAAACCCAGATCGCCCTTAGATGCATCTCCGGTTCCTATGGGTTTTTGGCCGTCATGTGAATACAAAATGACCGGATTCAATCTGAATCTTTCAAGCTGCATTGATTCAATATCAAGGGTGATTCCACCCAAGAGACCTGGCATCTTGTCGCCTGAGTTGGCAATCCATCGGTACCCTTTTGATTCCGCTTCGCCAACCGGCTTGCTTTCAGAGACATCCCTGGTCATCACAGTATGCAGCATCCCGGCTTTCATCGCCGCAATACGTTCTTTGTTGTCCATATTTTTACTCCTGTTCGTCTTCTGGTTTCTCTGGCTCTTCTGGTTCTTCTGGTCCCTCCGGCTCGTTAGGATTCCCAGAGATATCAGACTCGCCTATCTTTTCTTTCTCGCGTTCTCGCTGTTCTATAGTGTCCTCCCAATCATCCGTTTCATCCCGCAAGGTCGTGGTATTATTTGCCAACGCCACTGTCCGTGCATTCT